GCGAAGCGGGCGGCGAGTCGATCCGCGTGGTTGCGGGCGTCTGCGTTGCCGGCGGAGTTCCGGTTTGCGTCGTCGGACGAACTGGCGGCCAGTGCAGGCGGCGGGGTGGAGATTCTGGCGGCGGATGCCGGAGCCGATGCGGAAGGGGCGGCGCCGCGGAAGTTCCGGATGCGGGCCTATACGGGCGGCGTTCTGGATCTGGCGAACTATCCGGCGCCGGTGGTGGTTGATCTGGCTGGAATGCGTGTCGCTCGAAAGTCGACGCCGATTTTGCGCGACCATAACGCGGGGCAGATTGTCGGGCACGGACGTGCGGAAGTGGACGGCGGGACGCTGGCGGTGGTGGATGGCGTGATCAGTGGCGCCGGGGCGGACGCGGCGGAAGTGGCGGAATCAGCGGGCAACGGGTTTCCGTGGGAATCGTCAATCGGTGCGCGTGGGGAACAGGTGGTGTTTGTCGACAAGGGCGAGAAGGCGCAGGCGAACGGGCGAACGTTCACCGGGCCGGTTTATATCGCCAGGCGGTCGACTCTCAAGGAAGTAAGTTTTGTGGCCATCGGTGCGGATCGCGGGGGCGCATCCGCAACGCTGACGGCTCAGTTGCAAGGAAGCAGCACAATGGAATTTTCGAAGTGGTTGAAGGCGGCTGGGCTGGTTGAGGCGGATCTAAGTGCCGACACAATTAAGGCTCTCCGGGTGGCGTTTGATGCGGAGATTGAGGCCAGCGGCGCCGGCGGTGATGGCGGCGACAGTGGCGGTGATGGGACCGAAGGCGAAGCCGGCAACGTGGCGGCCAGTGGTGCCGGTGACGGGCAGGCCGGGTTCTCTCGTGCTGTCGGAAACGACGGGGCGACATCGACTCCGGATTGGCTGGTTCAACGGCGGCGACTCGAAGCCGCGGAGGGGACGTACGGATTAACGCGGCCGGCGAATTCGATCTGAATGGGTCTGATACGGTCGGCCTGGTGGCTCACGCTATCCAAGCTGGTTGGACGGCAGAGCAGGTTGAGTTGGCGGCTTTGCGGTCCGGGCGTCCGGGTGAATCGCAGGGCGGGCAGATGCAGGCCGGCGGAGCGGCGGCCGATGCAGCCGTTGTTGAGGCGGCTCTATGTCTGACGCTGGGGATCCCGGCCGATATGGAAGAAAACGGCCGACGGGTTCCGTTGATTGCGTCCGGAATGCCGGACGCTCAACGTCAGACGGTGCTTAATCGGGCGATGGAAGCCGGGTATCGTCAGTTTGGTTTGTCGGCTCTGATGGACGAAGTAATCCTGGCGGGCGGCGGTCACTACCGCGGCCAGCGGGGAACGCGTTTATTAAAGCCGCGATGAGTGCCGAACGCGGGCAGATTAACGCGGCCGGCGGTTCAACAATCAGCCTGAGCGGCATTCTGTCGAATGTTGCTAATAAACTGATGTTGAATTCCTTCGGCCTTCAGGAAACCACCTGGCAGGAAATCTGCGGCATCGGCTCGAATCGGGACTTCAAAGCGTCGACGCGTTATCGACTCACCAGTGGCGGCTCGTTTAAGAAGGTCGGGCCGGATGGTGACCTGAAACATGGATCCCTGAGTGAGAGCAGCTATTCAACGCAGCTCGAAACTTATGGAATGCTGATCGCTCTGAATCGTCAGATGATGATCAATGACGATCTCGGGGCGTTTGGTGAGTTGCCGGCGTTCATCGGGCAGGAAGCGGCAACGCGGGTTGAGGAAGCGGTTTATGTGCTCCTTCTCTCGAATCCGTCCAGCTTCTTCCATGCTAATAACAACAATCTGACCAGTGGCGGAGCTTCGGCCCTGTCGGTCACGTCGTTGTCGACGTTGAAGACGAAGTTTCGAAATCAGGTCACAAGCAATGGTAAGCCATTGCTGGCGACTCCTTCGATCTTGCTGACGGGTACGACTCTCGACGATACCGCGCGGCGGTTGGTTGAATCGGAAATGTTGCTGGAAGCCGCAACGGCGGGCAGTCCGACGGGCGAGAAGAATCCGCACAAGGGCACGCTTCGGCCGGTGTCGTCTCCGTATCTCAATAATACGGCGATCACAGACCAGGACGGCGCGGCGTTGTCCGGTCAGTCGGACACTCATTGGTACATGCTTACCGATCCGCAGCGGTTGGCGGCGATGCGTGCGGCGTTCCTGAATGGTCGGCAGGTTCCGACAATTGAAAGCTCGGATGCCGAATTCGAAACGCTCGGCATGAAGTGGCGCGGCTTCCTGGACTTCGGAGTTGGAATGGAATCGCCGGAAGCGGCGCAGCGTTCGGCTGGAGCCTAAGCGGCAGCGGATTTGAATCAGTGCCGGGCGGCGTTCGTGAGGGGGCGTCGCTCGGAGCTGTTTGGTTTTTCTTTCAACGCAACAACGAAGCGGGCGAGGGTTTGAACGATGCGAAATCGAGTCGAAGACATTCTGGCGGGACTGGGTGACGGCAAAGGCTCGGCCAGTCTTGGCGGGGCGGATGCTGAATCGGTCGGTCTGGAGCCGGGCAGCTATACGGCGGCCGAAATTAAAAAGGCGTTGGCATCTTCGGAAGCCAAGCCGGAGACGGAGTCGAAAGCGGCCGGCGGGAAGTCTGGCGGAAAAGCGGGCGGCAAGTAGCGGCGGGCGGCGGTTGGTGAATTCATAAACGGCGGCCGGATGCGGGGCGGGCGGCGTTTTCTGGCAAATTTCAAAGCAGGGAGGCGGACGGATGGGACAGGCTAATTTTCGGAGCGGTCCGGCGGTCATGGCGGACTATACGCCAGGCGGGGCGGTTACGGCCGGTGATGTGGTCGTTGTTGATGATCTGGCAACGGTCGCGCATGTCGACATCGCGGCCGGTGGTCTGGGTGCGGTCGCGGTTGGCGGCGGGATCTACTCGGTGACGGGTGACGCGGCGATTGTCGCGGGCTCGAAAGTCTGGTGGAACGACACAACGAACAAGGTCACCGAAACAGCATCGACTCACAAAATCTTCGGATACGTGGCGCCGGGGTCGAGTTGTGCGGGTGACGGCTCCGCGGTGGACGTGGTTCATAAGCCGTCAATCTAACGGGGCGGCTTGCCTGGTTGATTCGTTGCGGGTGGTGGTTTGTCTGGGGGCGTTGGTTTGTCGGTTCAGTCGGACGTTTCGGAAGCTCTGGCGGAAGCTCGGGCGGAGTTTGGTGAAGCGGTGATTTATTCCCGCGGCGCCACAACGGTGACTCTGACGGCCGGGCCGGGTTCAACGGAACGCGATCAGACGAACTACGACGGTCTCGTGACGATCGACAGGCGGGCTGATTGGCTGATTCTGGCGAGCGATTTAGCAGACGCCGGGCTGGGTGTTCCTCAGTCCGGCGATCTGATTGAAGCGACAGCGGACGCGGAGACTGTCACGTGGGAAGTTCTCCCGATTGGTGACGAACCGTGCTACCGATACCGCGACTCCGAACGGACGGAACTGCGGGTTCATTCTTCATTATTGGAAACGGAGGCAGATTGATGCGTGAGCATAAATTGAAACGGCTGGCGGTGCTGGTCGGTGTGCTTTGTCTGGTGGCGATGTTTGCCGCATGTGCGGCGGTTGGTGCTCCGGAAGCCGGGGCGGTGGCTCCGTCGTTGGCGCTTGCCGGGGTTCTGGCAACTCCGGTGTCAATGGATCAACGGATTGCCGATCTGCTAACGGGTGCTCGTGGTGCCGCGGTGGGCAAGGTTCCGCCGGATAAAGTCGTTTACGTGCCATTCGATCCGGCGCTCGCGGCGATTGGTGACGGGGATCCGGAGCTGGTGAAGAACCTCCGCGAACAAGTGAAAGACAGGGATCCCATTAGGTGTAAGGAATCGCCGGTTGCGGTGAATCTTACGCGGTGGCTGACACTATTGGAAAAGCGGCACGGGTCCGGCAATTCAAAGCCGGCGGCGGCTGTTGCTGGTGACGGCAAGGGCGGCGGCGGGAAGAAATGACGGCGGCGGCGTTTGCTGGTTGGTTCAAGGCGTGCCGGGTCGGGTGTGGTTGAATGGCGACTCTGAAACAAATCTCCGTGGCGGTCGAGCAATTCCTGGCGGATGGTGCTCGCGGCTGGAGTGAAACGCTAACCGTTTCGCGCCGGTGGGCTCCGGAGTTTGAGCGAAAGAGCACCTTTAGGCCTACCGATCCGGCGCGGCTGACGGTCATTCCTGGCGGCTTGTCAACGGAGCGGAGTGATTCGGACGATTGGGCGGATACTCCGACGGTCGGGGTGATGCTTCAGGCTCGGTTTGAAGATGACGCGGACGGCGACAGGCTTTCCGATCTGGTCGAGGAAGTCATGGCGGCGTTGGTGGGAATCGATCTGTCAGCGGTGGCGTGCGAACTGGAACGGGTGGACGTTGCGGAGTGGGCGGACCGTGAAGACCTACGGAAGCGGGTCTGGACGACGGGGATCCTTTTGGTGATGGCTCATCCGATGGCGTGAGGGGTTGGCATGATTCAGACGCGGGTTTCGGTCAAGGCGGTGTTTTTCGATTCCGCGAAGGTCGTGGCATCGGTTGACCGGGCGAAGCGTAAGGCATTTAGTCGGGCGGGTTCTTATGTCCGACGGACGGCAAAACAATCGATCCGGAAGCCGCCGAAGCGTGAGCAGGCAAAAGTAGAACGGCAGGTACAACAACGGCGGAAAGTGGCGCCGGATCCCGGAACGCAGATTACCGGGCTCCAGTACGGCTATGCAAAGCATTCGCTAGGCTTGAATGTTTCGCGGGGAATGGATCGAGCGGAAGCCGGGCTGTTGATTCGGGACCGCGAACAGGCGTTGGGGATTCGTCTATTCAAAGTTCCAAAGGTGACGGGGCGGCGGGGAAAGGCTCCGCGGAGCATGTCGCGGATTCTGCCGCGGTCGATCTTTTTTGGGTACGACGTGGCGGCGGATGGCGTGTTTGTTGGGCCGGTCGCGCAGCGGCCTAACACAGTGGCGGCGTTGGAGCATGGCGGGACGGTGAGGATGACGGCGGGGCCGAATAAGGGAGAACGGGTAGGCGTTCATAATCCCTTCATGGCGCCGGCGTTGGAGAAAGAATCGCCGAAGTTCGCGGGATTGTTCCGCGGCACGGTGAGTTGATTAAACGGGGCAACTGACAAGGAGGTCAGGCAATGGCAGGCAGTCTAGCGGCGAAGGCGGGGCGGAAGGTTCTGTTGTACCGAAACACGGGCACGTACGGCACACCAACATGGAATCCGTTGAATAATCGGCGAGATTTCACACTTAACGGAACGGCGGTTGAGGCGGATGCCAGCGATGCGGATTCCGGAGTTGAAGAATCGGTGGTTGTCTCTCGTGGTTACGAACTGACGGGAAATATTCGCTGGGCGGACGGCGCGGACGATTGGGAAGCGCTCCGAACTGCGTACGACGCGGATCCGCGAACGCCGATTGAATGGGCCGCGATGTATGACGACATTGCGACCAGTGCAAGTACAGGCCGGCGGATGACGTGCGACGTCACGCAGTTTTCCGAGTCGTACGCGTTCAAAGATATCCTTGCGGCGGATTGCACGTTCAAACCGACACCGAACGCGGACCATAAGCCGGAGATTTATACCGTTCCGTAGTCAAGGGGCGGCGGTTCCTCGCTTCGCCAGTCCGGCCGGGTTGCTTTCGGGCATCCGGCCGGGCTGGTCTGGAAGCGTTGGCGGCGTGAAGACTTTCCCTCGTGCGGGGCGGCTCGCCCTGCATGAGTGTTTTTGGTTTGCCGGGGGCGGAGTTGCCGCTGGCTGTTTTTTTACAGGGTCCGAAGCGGGGGCGAACGGATGCAGCAGATAGAAGGAAACGACGGAACGGTTTTTGAGTTCAAACTAGGCTACGTCACGCGGGAACGGATGCGGGCGGCGGCGCCGGATTCGGATTTCGGGGAAGACTTTGATTTTACGCGAATCATTGATGAAGACAGCCGCGTCCCGGAGTTGCTCGCATCTTCAGAGGATTATGTGATTGCCGTGGCGTGTGCGTTGCTGGTCGATCCGGAGCAGAAGTCGAAGTTTCTTGAATCGCTCGATGACGTGGGCCGGGTTTATGACGTGGTCGTGAAGGAGCTGCTGGGTTTTACCCTTCCGCCGAAACGGCCGGCGGTGCAGAAAACGTTGGAGATGATCAGCCGGGCGATGGAAGCGACGATAGAGGACGCGTTCTCCGATCTGCTGACGATGTCGACCGGGAATTCTGGCGACTCGTCGGAGCCGTCGGAATTGGTCCCGGAAACTACAGCCTCCGAGAATTAGCAGACGCAGAAGACGGGAAACTGCGCAGTCAGTGGGATTTGTTGTCGGTGCTACTGGCACACATTGAGCAGCAGAATCCACACATTAAGTCTCCGCGGGTGGCGTGGCAGTTGAATCCGTTTGAGTTGTTGGATGCGGAAGCGGTGGAACTGCCGGCGGACTATGTGGAGTACGAAAAGCGGCGGGTCGCAGAATTGGCGGAGCGGGAACGCGAAAACGAATAGTTAGGAGCGGCGGCGATGATGTCACCAAACTGGCGGCGGGGTACTGATTCGGCCGGCTGAAGACTTTCCCTCGTGCGGGGCGGCTCGCCCTGCATGAGTGTTTTTGGTTTGGGTCTGTTTCAGCTATCGCCGCGGCGTGACGGCGGCAAGGCCAGGGAAGGTCAAATCGATGGCGGGTAAAACGGGGGCGGTTCGGGCTGGTGGCGCGTATGTCGAGATCTTCGGCGAAGACGGGAAGCTCCGCCGAACGTTGGCGAATGCGAAGCGGCGGCTTAATCGATTTTCGGCCAGTGCGTCGCGGGCGGGTCGCGGACTCGTGGGCGTTGGAGCGGCCGCGGCGGCTCCGTTGGCGTTGGCGGTCCGGTCGTATGCGTCTGTCGGTGATAATCTCCAGAAGATGGCAGGCCGGACGGGGATCGCGGCGTCTTCATTGTCGGAGCTGTCATTTGCTGCCGATCAGTCCGGAACATCTATCGAAACGGTGGAAGCTGGCGTGCGGCGGATGCAGCGGGTCGTGTCTGACGCGGGCCGCGGGCTGAAGTCGGCACGGGACGCGCTCGATTCGATCGGGCTTTCGTCGGAAGCGCTGGCGGGTTTGTCTCCGGAGCGGCAGTTTGAGCTGATTGCCGAAGGGTTGAGCCGGATCCCGGATATGTCGAAACGGGCCGCGGTGGCTCAGGAGTTACTCGGCCGAAGCGGGACGCAGTTACTGCCGATGTTCGCGAAGGGCGCGGCCGGTATTGCGGCAATGAGAGAACAGGCGCAGGCGTTGGGTCTGACGATCTCGGATATCGACGCGGACCGGGCGGCGCGTTTGACCGATGCTTTCGATGTGGCAGGAAAGACGGTCAAACGGTCAGTGTTTGCCATCGGTGCGGCGTTGGCTCCAATGGCGATCCGGATCGCGGAAGCTATCGGGAAAGTTCTGGCGAAACTCTCCGGATGGATCGACGAAAACCGCGGGCTCGTGGTCGGTGTGGCTCTGGCGTCGGCGGCGTCGGTGGCGTTGGGTGCGGCGTTGCTGGGTGTAGCATTGGCGGCGAAGGTGGCGGCGGTGGCGTTGGGTCTCGTTTCGGCGGCTATTGGTGCGGTGGGGGCGGTGTTGGCGGCTCTGGCGACTCCGGCCGGAGCGGCGGCGGCCGGGTTCGTGGCGTTGGCGTGGGTGTTCGATCGTAAGACGGGGCAGATCCGGAAAGCTATCGGGAAAGTCGGCGAACGGCTCCGCGATCTGAAGACGGACGCGGCGGCGGCAATGGGTGGCGTTCGCGATGCGTTGGAAGCTGGCGACATTGGCGCCGCGTGGGATGTGATTGTTGCTGGGTTGCGTGTCTCGTGGCTGGCAGGAATGGACGCGTTGCTGGCTGGCTGGCGTTCAATGGTCGGCGGTTTGTCGGGCATGTGGCTTGATGGTCTGGCGAATATGCGGGCTCAGTGGTCCGGGTTTGCGGGTTACGTGGAAGAACGATTTCGCGACTCGATGGCGTACGTGTCGGATCTGATGGCGTTGGCGTCCGGCGAAATAGCGGTCCAGATTATCAACGCTAATCCGATGACGACGGCGGAAGAAAAGCGGCAGCAGGTCGAAATTCTCCGCGAGGATCAGGGGCGTTCGGCGGATGCTCAGTTGGCGGCGGCCGATGCGGCGCGGGTGGGACGTGCGAAGCGGCGGGCGGATGCGTTGTTGGCGATTGAGCAGGAACATGCGGACGCGGTGGCGGCGTTGCAGGAGGATTTATCGCGGGCCGAAGCGGGCGGGGATTCTCCGGAGCTGGCGGCGGCTCGTGCCGATCTGGCGGCGGCGGTCCGGGTGGCGTCGGCGGCGAAGCTGGCGGCGGAGAAACTGGCAGGCGGTGGCGCCGGGGCTGGCGGGTTCGATGAGTTCGATGCCGCGGGCGTCGATGAGGACGCAAAGAGCGGCAGCAATCGCGAGAAAGTGTTTACGCGGGGCCGGGTGGCTCGTCGACAGGCGGCGTTTGCGGTGCTGGCGGCGAAGTCCGGGCCGGAGCGTGAGCAGGACAGGTTGCGGGAAGCGGTGACGCGGACCGATGACGCGGTGAAGAAATCGGCGAAGACGTGGACGGGCTGGAAGCAGGCGGCAACGGCGGCGGCAGCGGCAACGGCGGCGATGCTGGGCACGGGTGCGGAAGTTCCCGCGGCTCCGCAGGTTCCCGCGGTTCCGGAAGTGGTTCCGGAAGTTCCCGCGGCTCCGCAGGTTCCAGAAGTTCCGGCGGTTGAAGCTCCGCCGGTTCCAGAAGTTCCGGCGGTTGAAGCTCCGCAGGTTCCAGAAGTTCCATCGGTTGAAGCTCCGCAGGTTCCGGAAGTTCCATCGGTTGAAGCTCCGCAGGTTCCGGAAGTTCCATCGGTTGAAGCTCCGCAGGTTCCGGAAGTTCCATCGGTTGAAGCTCCGCAGGTTCCAGAAGTTCCATCGGTTGAAGCTCCGCAGGTTCCGGAAGTTCCATCGGTTGAAGCTCCGCAGGTTCCAGAAGCTCCGGAAGTGGTGCCGGATGTGACTCGGTCGGCGGCGTCGGGTGACGGCCGGCGGGCGGATTATCTGGAACGGATCGGGCGGACGGGTGAGGACGCTACGCCAGCGATAAGACGCCGCGAACGGGCGGGCGATGACTCGGCCGGGTTTGAACCGCGGGGGCGGCGGGCGGCGTATCTGGCGGGCATCCGGACGCGTTCAACGCGGACGGGTGAATTGACTCCGGAACAAATCGCGGAGATTGATCAGCGGAAGGCGGGGCGGGCGGCGAGGGAATCCGCGGCGACGGTGGCGGCTCCGGGCTTCCGGCCGGGGGCTGATGACGGGATCGGTCGAGCAATGGCGATGGCTCGGCAGCAGGCCGCGTTGGTGGCTCGTGGAATGGGCGGCGTTGTCAATTTGAATCAGGGCGTATTGTCGAGCGTGCTGGAGTTCGCGGAAGCGAATCAGCGTTTCATGTCGCGGCCGGGTTATCGATCGCGGGACGGTGGCGGGCGTGGCGATGCTGTCACGCGGGACGGTCCGGAGAGACTCGGTGTGTCGGTTGGCGGTGTGGCAGGTGGCGGCGTGGCGTTCGATGCGTCGGAGACTCTGGCGGGTATCCGGGCGCAGATTTCGGCGGGGCTTCCGACGATTCGGCCGGAGATTCGACGGCCGGAAGCTCCGGCGGGTAACGCGGAACGGCAACAACGCGACGAAGCGGTTCCGGTACTGAAAGCGGTGGCGGGGATTCTGGAGCGAATCGAGCGGAAACCGGGAGGGGCGCGTTTTGGCTAGTGTGATCGAGTTGGGGCGGCAGCGGCATGAATCGACGGTCCGTTCTGTGGATCCGTCGTTGTATCGCCAGTCGCTGGTCTATCGGGTAACGGAAACACAAGCCGAATCGACGGCGGCCGGGTTGATCAGTGCCGCGGCTCCGGCAACGGTGACGGTTAACGGCATCACGTTATATCCGTACACGCTGACGATGACGCGTGAAGCGGCTAAATCGTGGGTTGGCGAGTACGTCTATAGGGCGTTTGAATATCCGCAGGTTGGTGAAATCGAAATCGAGCTTGATACCGACGGCGGAACGGCTCGATTCACGCAGGCTCGGAGCCATCTGGGTGACTATGTCGCCAGCGGTGTTGCGCCATCGTTCGGCGGGCTGCTGAATGTGACGGAAAACGGCGTCGAAGGTATTGACGCGGAGGTTGCCGCGTTTAATTTCACGTATCACGCAACGTTTACCGGGGCAGCCCTGACGCAGGCATATCTGTTGACGGTGGCAGCGCTGACTAAAACGATCAACTCCGCGACGTGGCACGGTTTCGCGGCGGGCACGGTGTTTTTTCGGGGCGTGGGCGGGCGGATTCGGAAGTCGGCAACGGAAGTGACTTTGGCGTTTCGGTTCCGGTTTGAACCGATCGATTCCGCGCGGACTGATGCCAATGGGATCAGCCTTCCGGACAGGTCGGGTCATGATGTGTTGCACTATTCGTCTCAACATTCCATCGACGCGCCCTCCGGGCGACTGACGCAGAAAGCGACGGCGGCACATATTGACCGGGTCTATGAGTTCTCGGCATTCTCCGCGTTTGGTTTCTCGTCATCGCCGTGGCTGTAGTCGCGTTGTGTTATTTGTCCTGGGGGGGGGGCTTTCGGTGGTCAATCGTGTTTTGCAGGGCGACGAAATAACCGCCGAAGCGTGGAACGGCCTGGCACAATCGGTCGACGACTTAACTAATCGGCGAGGACAGCCGCGGACAAATTCGATTCCGGGAGATACTAATTTTGCGACGATCTGGGTCCGCAATGATTACGCGTTCCGTATCAATCGTTTTTCGCCAATCGGGCTGGATGATCTGATACCGGATCCGATCGACTCCGCGGCGGCGACGGTAGAGCATTATCGCCGGCCGATCTTTAGCGGAACGAAGCCATCCGCGCGCCATGTCAACAACTTCGCGATACTAGAAAAGCCTTTGGAGCCGTGTGAAATTGGGCGGGCGGTGGTTTCGGGTCCGATCTCGGTTCGGTTTCAGACTGACGAAAACGGCTACGATGAGGCTCCGTATCGTCACGGGCACGTTGGGCGGCCGGTCGTTGCCAGCGAACACGCGTCAAACGTGGGGATTGATCTGGCTTCGACGGTCGATTCTGCGATTGACAGTGCGCGATATATCGACCTGGGGGTGGCAAAGGCGGGCGAAGGTACGCCGGTCGATGGTGCGTTTGGCGGAACACTCGGGGCGTCTTCTGGTACGTGGTACGGCGGACCGGCGCAGGCGTCGCTACATTGGGGCCAGGAGAAGTTTGAAGGTGCGTGCTCTGGTGTAACGTCTTTCACGTGCAGTGGTGGCCGGTATGTCGCCACGTCAACAACTTGTTCTGACGGTTGCGATTCGTACAGAATTTTGGAGTTTGCGGCGTACTATCATCACGTTCACGGCGGCAGTTATTCCGGGCTGGCGTTTCCGTGCGTAGATGCGGCCGTGGTGTCTGGTGTCGAGTGCGGGCTGGAAGACTTTGCTTCATTAACGGGCGTGGTCAATATGGGCCTCCCGCAGCCGCCACATGATCCGGACGAATGTTTGCTGGGGCAGGCTTGCGTTTATGAATGCAATGACGACGGCGGGCCGTGGGCGTGGGA